TTTCTAAATCTAACTCGTCAGCCTTAACTGCACTCTGGTTATACATAACATCAAGGTACATTTGTAATGTCTCATGTAGTGCAGTTCCAAAAGTCATATGGATACTTTGTTCTCTAACTTTGTGTCCATCTCTATATTGTAATGCCCATTTTTTAGGACATTGTGTGTACATAGATAATTGAGAATATGAGATATTTTTCTCATAAGCAAAATTCACCGGTTCAGGTGGATTTTTTTGAATTTCTCTAACTATTTGTGGTGCTTTCTTTTTAGCCATTAGTTATAGGTTTTCTATGGTCTGCTCTATAATAAACTTCGTTTTCTATAATATACGAATAATCCTCTGAGAAATCAATGGTGTTTTCATTAAATTTGAATTTAATAGAATTTATATCATGAGAACTAATAGGAAATTCAATAAATTCTTTTTCTTGAGGGGAAATAGAATATGTAACTCCATTAATAGTAATAGTTAATTCTAATGGGAGCTTTATATCGTAAAAAGCAATTCTTAAATTATCAGTTAATAATGTTGGGTATGAAGCATCAGTGTGACCTTCAATAGCCCCATAACCAGCATTTACAATTTTTTCTCCTTTAAGTCCATGTTTGCTTAAATACATCTTAAACTCAGGGTAAGGGGAATGATTAAAAAAATCATAATCTTCAAAAAAGAAAATCATATCTTGGACTGTTTTTTCCGAGTTTTTTAGATTAAATTTTTTCATCCATTTTTGGACTTCTCCTTCAGCAACACCATTAGTGCTAAGATATTCTTCTAGAGTAATTTCTTTTTCTACTTTAGCAGCTATTTCTCTATCTAAAATAAAGAATAGTAATGTAGTATCCCAAATGTCACCTGTATAACGGTTTTCTAATCTGTATACTATATTAGTTTCGTTTCCTAAAATACCCTCTTTAACTACTTCATTTACATTAGTATCATAAACTAAATGATAAAATATATCATAATCTAAAGTTAATCCTATTTGTAATAATTTTTTAGTTTGCCATAAAGCAGCCCAACCATAATCATTATGTGTTTCTTTTAAATGAAGGATTTGATCTACTTGTTTTTCGGGATGTTTGTATTCTCTCCAATGAGAATAACTTCTAATAGGGGGTTTAAGTAAAGGATTTTCTTTTGTATAGAAAAAATAATCAGTAAGTTCTGTAATTTTTGGAGGTAAAGGTAAAAAATTAGGTCCTAATACTAAAGTATCTATTCCTATTTCTTTAAGTTTTAAAAGATTTTCATATAAAACTTTTATTTTTTCTTCATCATTACAAAAACTACTTATAATTGCTAGTTTTTTATTTGAATTATTTACAATAATATCAGTTGAGGTAGTTATTTCTTTTATCATTACTCATTACTTTTTTTAGGATTATATAAATAACTTTTTATTTTAAATAAATTTTTATCAGTTATATTAAAATCTATTTTTAATTTGATTTTATCATTAACTAATATAGTAATCGTATTAATTTCATCTATATTTCCTAAAGATTTAAACTGCCAACTATATAAAACTACATTTTCAAATGAAATAATTTTAGTATCGTTAATAATAAAACTAGCTTTAATAGGTTTCTCAAACTTATTATTCCAAACTAACCCTTCTATATTATCTGTATCTTTGTTATAACAAGGTACAACCCAATTATCCATTTCATTTGAAGGTAAATTTCTAGATAAATTAAATTTATTTCCTTGGTTAGTAAGGGATGAGAATTCTTCTTTATGTATAGAGTGACCATCCATTAAAAAAACATCTTCAGTAATACTTTCACAAGTTTTATAATCATTTTCAGATAATAATTTTAATAGTTGTTCTTTACTATACTCTAAAAATGTTTTATTTAATTTTGTTAAATTTACAGACATAATACACCCATAACCCCAAAGTAAATTATTATGGATTAAGTTATCAACATACTGTACTGCAATATAATTATCTAATTTTTGGGAATTAGAAGATAAAAATTTAGTATCTGAAAGGAATGAATCATATTCAATCCAATGAACTTTTTTATAACCCATAGTTTTTGCTATACCAAATCCTGCTATAAGTAACCTATATACTGCTAAATAAGTATTACTACCAGTAACATAAGAAGATATTGCTTTCATTTCATTATTAGGGCTAAACCAAGGTGGGTTTAAATATTCTAAATCATAAATCATTTCATTATTTTTATCGAAAAATATATAATCAACATAATCATATATATAATTTTCAACAGGTAAATGAGATACAATTAAAATGTCATATAAATCTCTTGAAGATTGTAAAGGTTTTAGACAATCTAATAACAATTTTTTTGATTCTGGGGTAGGGCAATAAGCGCCAATTACAATTAATTCTTTCATAACTTTTGGGTTGGGACTCCTACATAAGTACCACTTTTAACAATGTGTTTTACCACTGTTGCGTTTGAACCTATGGTAACTCCACTACAAATTATCATTTTTTCTTTAATAGACGAGTTAGTACCAACATAAACACAATCACCTATAGTAGCATTTCCTGATATTATAGCTCCGGGCATGGCACTAAAATAGTCTTGAATGGTACAATCATGTCCAATATGATTTCCCCTATTTAATAAAGCATGTTTACCTAATTTAATACTAGTAGTTAAAATTGAATTAGCGCCAATAAAACTACCTTCTCCTACTTCAATATTATCATCCATAATTTGAACTGAGGGGTGGATAAAAGTAAAGTATTTAGTTTCTTTAGGTAATCTATCTACAATAACTTTTCTATCATGAGAATCAGCTACAGCAACCATCATCATATATTCTTCAGGGTTAAATTCTGAGATAGGTTTAGCTATATCATTAGCATATTCATTATCTACAAAAAATGTAATTTCTTGATCTATTTGACAAGCTACTTCACGAGCATGTCCTCCGTAACCAAATAATGCTAGTTTCATTTTGATTTATTTAAATGGGGAAAATTTGTAGTTTTAAATTCCATACCTAAAAAATTTTCTAATTTATTTAAATCTGAAGGGTTTGATAGGTTAATTTTAATTAAATTAGATTTATCTTTAAAAAATTCTTCTACATCAAGAATATGATTTTCATATGATGATATTAATGATAACTTATTATAAGGGTCGTATTTAGGAGATTTTAAACAATCTGTTAAATAACTGTACAACCATCCTTTTCTTATATATTCTATTTCTTGGGGAATTAGAAATCTATTTGGGAATGTTTTTTTATAGAAATTAACAAGTGAGTTATACCATATCTCACTACTATCCCTTACTGTTAAGATATAATAAGCGTTTGGAAATGTTTTGTATAATTCCTTGTAAAAGTTAGGAAGAGAAAAAGGAACATCTTGAAATATATTTGAGGTAGGATAGTATCTTTTAATAATATTAATAAAAATTGAATGATTTTCAAATACATAAGAATCTAAATTTTGTTCAAAATGGTGTTGCGTTGAATCTATAAAACCTTCTTTTAAAAAGAGATTTTGTAATGATGTTGTTCCCGTCTTATTAAATCCTATACAAAATATTTTCATTGATTATATATTTTAAATTTACTTAAATCTGGGTAAGGTAATGTTAAATCTTCTTGATGTTTTTTACTGCCATCCATATTATAAAATTGACCCATAAGTAGTAAACCTCTAGCTGCTAATTCAGGCATCATATAAAAATTCCATCCTAACATATCTAAATTATCATCGTGATAAGAACACTCACGTCTACCTGAATAACGGGCACGTTTAAACCAATGGTATGCTTTTAAATTATCAGTTAAAATAGCTCCACCTTTACTTAATTTAAAATGTTTATAAGGACCTGTAAATGAAACACACATATGGGTTTTAGGTTTGTACATATCTGCTGTAAATGTTAAAGCAGAATCCCATACATTAGAACCCTCTAACGGATAAGCTCCCGTTAAAGTTTCCCCATCAACGGTGTTCCATCCTACTTTCAAACCAGCGTGAATAATTTCACAAGGTACAGAAGGGTAAGTTCTGTTTGGAATAGTAATAGTATCTGTTTTGATACTTTTATTTATGTAATGCTCATAATATAGAGCAAGGAACAAACCATTAGACATATTATCTAAGGTTACAACATACTTAGCACCTGTATAATCTGCTAGTGCTTTTTCAAAATCTTCTGTAATTTTGTAAATCCCGTTAGCCATAACTTTATTTTTTCCATTTACCTTGTTGAACTAACTGACAAATAATAGCATAGTTACAAATATCTTGAAATGTGTCAATAAGTGTTTCGTTTTGAGGGACACGTGATGAAATAATTAAATTTTTCCAACGATTAATCTTATCACTCATTCTATACCATAATCCTGTAAGAGCAAATTCCCTTTCATCTTCAGTAGCAAGGCTAGTGCCAGCAGTAATGTTATGCATACCGTAGTCAAGATGTTTTTGGCTAAATAACTCCAACTGCTCTTCCATGACAGCCATATAGCCAGCATAAATGTGAGGATATTCTTTTTTAACGATTTCTGTAGCTGTGAGACCATATTTAACTGTATCTTCTGACATAACTTCTTTTTTATTATTTATATAACCTATAACTTCACCTTCTAACTCAATTGGAGTTCCAGGTAAATCAATATGATTTGGATTCATTAAATAACTTGTTTTTTAATCATGTATTTGTCAATAGCCTCTAGTTTATCATCAGCATCAGCCAACATAGCAAGTGCTTCTTCAGCATTTTTATAAAAATCTTCTGTTGAATGATCACCAATTCCTGCTGGGTGGTTTTCCAATAAATCTAGGGTCAATAATGCTTTAGCTTTTTCGGCTTCAGCTGATTTACGTAACATTTCTGTTAGATAGCTCATAACTTAGCTTTTTTAATTAATTTTTCTGTTTCGTCTTCTTCAACCCCCATTTTCCAAAGAATACCTCGTACGCCATGATCTTGTAAAATATCAATATATTCATCTGCTTCACCTAAACTACATTCTAGGTAGTCAGCAATATATTCGGCTAGTTCTTGATAATTTCTTTTGTTTTCGTTTTTNACNTACTTGAGGTAGACTTTTCTTTTTGGTAACATTTCGCGATAAATNGAATAAATTTGTTTCTTACTTTGTGGATTGACCTTTTGAACATAGTTTACTACATCTATGTAATCCATATTCATAGATACATATCTATGTATCATGTAAGAATTCCATTTATCCCATGAATCTTGTGAAATTTCTTCAGGAGCTGTTTTATAGAGAGTTATCTCATTCAACCACTCGAAGAGGGTTGTCACCTGCTTCATCTCTTAGCTCTTTAGGTAGTGTACCTTGTAAAATTTCACCGCTTACAGCATCATAAAATACTGGGATTGGCATGTAAGCGTCTTCAGCTGTGCCTGCTACAAATTTAGAGACTTTACGGATAATAAATCCTTGAGTCCATACTTTTCCATTTTCGTGTTCTACCGACTCTGTGTTTTTAAGGTCGATGTTCATTTGTGGTTGATCCATGTTATTATTTGTTTTGTTTATAATCTAAATAAAATCCAATCGCTACTATAATATTCATCCCTACACTAGCGATTATTTCGTGTAAGTCTTGATATACATTTAATGATAAATGAACGTGTCCTACCATCCAGAAAGGTATGGCCATATTTTGGCTAATCCAAATTATAAGGAATTTAAGAAACTTCTTCATATTCTACTTCTTCTATTTCTCTACAAACGTATAATTTTTCTTGGTGTCTAAAAGTATGGGTACAATTCCATAACTTTTTTAAGACATCTGCTTCCCATTTTGGATCGTCTTTTAATACTCTATATACTTGATACAAGTTACCCTTAATAGAAATTATTTCATTATTCATTTTAATTCAATTAATTTCTGTATGAGTGCCATACAGTTGATTTCTTTATCAATACGGAAGTTGGATTGGTAACTATATTCGTTGATATAGATTGCAACCATTCCTTCACGACCACTTGCATATACATGAGCGTTATCATAAAGATAACGATAAAGCTCTTCAAAATCGCTAACGTTTGCGTTAGCAATGATTTGGCGAATTTCACGCCATTTAGGTTTAGCATTACTTAATTCTTTTAGTATTGATGTCATATAATTAGAAGACACTAATACTGATTTATCTATAACCAATTTTTGGTTTTGGGTTGATAGCTGAATTGTATTAAGACATTTACGTAAATCCGGATAATATTGGTTTACAATAGTTTTAATATCTTCTATATCATAAGAAATAGCTTCATGAGCCATAACTTTAGCTAAATGTACTGCTACCTCTTTTTTACTAGGAGGGATAATTTTCAGTACTTGACAACGTGACTGAAGTGGGTCAATAATACGCTCAACATAATTACACGTCATAATAAAACGTGTAGTGCGTGAGAATGTCTCGATTACATTTCTAAGAGAAGCTTGCGCCTGAATCGTAAGAAAATCTGCCTCATCAAGGATAACCACTTTGAGTGACTTGAATGAAGCTGTTGAAGCAAACCCTGATACTTTGTCCCTAATAGTCTCGATACCCCTTTCATCACTTGCGTTGATATAAAGGTAATCACAATCAAGATTATTAACAATGAGTTTAGCCAGAGTCGTCTTACCTGTACCAGCGGGTCCGTAGAAAATAAGGTTTTGGATATCATTTTGACCGAGATACTGTTCAATGGTCTTTTTGATGTGTTCATTTCCAACATAACTATTTAAATCTTTAGAACGATACTTTTCAACTAGTAATGTATGGTCTTTAGTAGTCACCATATATATTAAATTTCTTAGGTGGTTCAGGTTTTATTTCTACCTCTTCAGTACGTATAACATACAATTTCCCTGCTAGAGGGGCAAGCTTAAATTCAGCTTTTTCACCTGTTTTAGCGAACCATGCTTCTAGAGCTTCAGTAATAGAATTATGAATAGTTTTACTACCAACTAGAGTCCACCTGTCTCCAGGTGGTACTCTGTTAGCTATTACTTCGTAATATTCTTCTACTTTCTTTTCCATTACATCATACCTCCCATCATTCCAGCCATAGGATCTACTTCATCCTTGCTATCTGGGTCTTCTACAACAACACATTCTGTAAGTAGAATAGTACCTGCTACTGAAGCAGCGCTTTCAAGTGCTGTACGAGTTACTTTAGCTGGATCGATAATACCTGCTTCTTTCATGTTTACAACCTCTTCAGTTTTAAGGTTATAACCTGCCCAAATATCATTACCTGAATCTACTAATTGGTATTTACCAATCATTTGTGCATCAGTTGATGAGTAACCAGCATTAGTAAGAATTTGTTCAAATGGTTTACCACAAGCTTGATGTACAATACGAGCACCAATATTATCTTCCCCATCTGCAAGTAGAATATTTCCACGGGCATAAAGCAAAGCAGCACCACCACCAGGTACAATACCTTCTTCAATAGCAGCTTTTGTAGCTTGGAGAGCATCATCTACTCTATCTTTTTTCTCTTTCATTTCAGTTTCGGAGTTTCCACCTACGTGGACAATTGCTACTCCTCCGACGAATTTCGAGAGCCTTTCTTGAAGCTTTTCAACTTCGAACGGTGTTGTTGCTTGTTCGATTTGTTGCTGTAATTCTTCAATACGTGCTTCAATTCGTCCTGTTTCTCCTTTTCCATCTATAATGGTAGTTTGTTCTTTAGTTACAGTTACAGTACGTGATTCACCAAACCAATCCCAAGAAAATTTATCAAGTTTCATTCCTTTTTCCTTGCTAAATACTTCTCCACCTGTTAGTGTAGCGATATCTTCTAATACAAGTTTGCGACGATCTCCAAAATCAGGAGCTTTAACAGCACAAACTGCGATTGTTCCACGCATCTTGTTTACAACAAGTGTTGCGAGTGCTTCATTATCAATATCTTCTGCAATGATAAGAAGAGAGCGACCGGTTCCAGATACACCTTCCAATACAGGAAGAAGATCTTTTACTTTTGTAAAACGTGCATCAGCAATTAAAATATAAGGTTTATCTAAAACAGCTGACATTGTAGAATTATTAGTTACAAAATAAGGAGATTTGAAACCTCTATCAAATTGAATACCTTCTACTGTCTCTAAATATGTTTCACCCGATTTAGATTCTTCGATTGTAACTACTCCTTCACGACCTACTTTATCCATAGCAGTAGCAATTAGCTTACCTACTTCTGGGTCGTTATTGGATGAGATAGTGGCTACTTGTTCTAGTTGTTCTTCTGAGGTAATTTCTTCAGCATTTTCACGTAAAGCAGAAACTACTTGTTGAACTGCTTTGTCAATACCTCTTTTAATTTCAACAGCATTAGCACCATTATTAAGATGTGAGAGACCAGATTTAATCATTTCACGAGCTAAAAGTGTTGAGGTAGTAGTACCATCTCCAGCTAAATTAGCAGTTTGAATAGCTGCTTGTTTAACTAATGATACACCTGCTTCTTCTACATTATCACTAAGTGAAATTGATTTAGCAACTGTTACACCATCCTTAGTGCTTTGAGGAAAACCTTGTTCATTAGAAATAATTACGTTACGTCCATTAGGACCTAAAGTTGCGACAACAGCATCTGCTAGTTTATCAATACCTTTTACTAACTTTTGACGTCCTTCAGGACCAAATTCAATAATTTTACTCATCGTTTTTATTTATTTTTGCTAAAACTTCATTTTCTTTACCAATCCAATATTCTTCACCTTTGTATTCAAACTTAGTAAATCCCATTGTAGGTAATACTACAATATCATTTATTTGGAGTTGAGTTGGGACAAATGTTCCCATATTCATATGGCCTGGACCTACTCCTATTACTTCTCCAGTTTTATTGGTTTCATTTCCCAAATCTGGAACTACAATGTTTCCATACTTTGTTTCTTCTACTTCTACCGGTTTAACGATAACCGCATTATATAATGCTTCGATCATAATTTAATTATATTTATTAGTTCTTGTGATTTTGCTTCAAAACGTTCTACAAATTCACGTAGGGTATCATAACCTTGGGATTTAGCACCATCGCGTGCGATAGCTTCTAAACAAGTACCAAGTTTATGGTAATGTCCAATAGTATTTTGATATTCATGTCCTGCTTCAGAAAATGTAGATTTCTGAGCAATGTAACAATGATCATCTAATTGAATGTAATAAGGAGCCAATACTGGGTCTTTGATAAAACGTAAATTTGATTTGCTGGGCTTAGCCATAACTATTTTTATTTATTTAACGTGAATATACGAATAAAATTGCGCTAGGACACGCTTATTTTATATAACTTTTATTTTATTTTTATTAATTTTGGTTTTGACTCTTCTGAAATTGGGATGTGGAGATTTAAAAGTCCATTCTCCATTTCAGCACTAATTTTAGTTAAATTATACTTTGGAGAGATTTTATATCCTAAATCAAAAGATTTTTTAGATAAACCATGATAAATATAACCTGAAAAATCTAAGTCTTCTTTGGGTTTTGTATAACTAATTTTAAGTAAATCTCCTTCAACACTAATATCAAGGTCTTCTTTAGTAAGCCCGGTACAAGCGACTTCAAAGTGTAAACCTTCGTCGTTGTAATAAATGTTTAAAGGATGAGGTTGTTTTGAATTTAATGCTGGTGCGAATTTATCTTCAGCATTGAAAAAATTCCTGAATAGGATGTCGAACGGTGAACGTTCAAAGTGTTCTAATGTACTCATATCATTTGTTTTGTGAGTGCCTAAGCTACTCGATTAATTAAAAATATAACAACGTGCCCTAGCTACAATGTTATTTTCGTATACATATATTAAATATCTGCCTTCCGCACAACATAGTAATAACTGCTCCAACCCTCACCTTCAAATTCAAATTTTACATACCCTTTAGTATTAACCTTCATAGTTGCTTTAGTAGCATCTTTATTGTTATTAAGGATAGTTTTAAACATTGCTGAATTAAAAGGCAATTCAGTTCCATATGGAACATTGTTTAATGTTGTATTTGGTACTTGATAATCAATTTTATTTGTATGGTTAGAAACATCACCAAATGATAAAACTAACACATCTTGTAAATCTAAATCTTTATCAATATTAATTATTACATTATCACTTTCAAGTGCGTTATGTGCTTTAATAATAGCTGAAATGCTTTCTGAATCTAATTCACTGATGATTTCATATTCACCTGATTCTGTGATTTCGCCTACACTTGAGATAAGTAATAAATCAGTTAAGGAAAAATTCAGAGTATAATTCATATCTGAAATGATGAGTTTAGTAAATACTTTTTGTGTTTTTTCTAA